ATTTGGGGAATGGTGCGGGACCGGGAGTTGTTCACGAATTAAGTCCGTGTCCTGTGTTTGGAGTTTTTCACTTAGGGTCTTCGGTTACAAAAACGGCGGTATAATATGTCCGGATTAAATGATTATCCCGAAATGTTACGGGAATTTTGGGCGGAACAAGCAAAGGAGGAATTGTATGGCAATGGTATCAACGAGATTAGAGAACGCAATAAAAGGCAGCTTGCCGAGTGCGATAAAGAGCGGTTTGGACAGCGTTGGTTTAATTGGCGAGCGCGCGGACGATTTGTGTAAGGCGATTGCAGAAGCGGTAGCGGAAGTTGTCGCAAAAGAAGTAGTAGAAGAAGTGAAAAACGCGACTGTGATTATAACGGGTGGAAACATTATAGGCGCGGCAAGTGGAGACATAACATAATGGCAATGGTAGCAGCGAGATTAGATAGCGCAATAAGCGCAAATTTGCCGAATGCGATAAGGGGAAATTTGGCAGATAAAGATATGGTAGGAACACGCGCGAACGACCTGTGTAAGGCAATAGCAGAAGCGATTGCGGAGGTTGTAGCAAAAGAAGTTGTCGCAGAAATTGCGCAAGGAAGTATTGTAAACATTATAGGGCAGGTAACTATTCCGGGAACGCCACCCGTAGTAGCACCAATTGCCGGAGCGATGGGGGTAATATCGTGAAAATTGAATTATTAGATATTATTGCCGGTGTTAGTTTGTTTGCGTTAACATTTACGTCTTGGATTTTATGTTTGATTGAAATAAACAGGAGTAAGTATGTTAGGTAGTATTGCGGCCGGACTTGGAGGAAACATAAGAGACATTGCACTTTCAAGAGCATTGTCGCTAACTCCTTTTATCGGATTTATTGGAAAAACTGCGTTTTTAACGTCGCGGAGAGTAGTTCGCACGTTTGAAAGCAAGGTTACCAATACATCGGCGCAATATACAGACCATTCCGTAATACTCGGAAAGCCCGTTCCCGAATTTACAGGACAACAATTAGAAGACATAAGTTTTGAAATAACTTTGCACGGCGGACACGGGATAGAGCCGCTTACAGATGTAGAGCAAATAAAAAGAGACATAGAATCAGGCAGGGTAAATCCTGTGTTCCTGAATGGTAAATACTATGGAAGATATACAATTCGCGATATAGAAGCGGAAGAAACACATTGGCATCGTGGGCGACCGATTATAATTAAGGTTTCTCTGTCTATCCGCGAACACGTTGAAAGCATACCTGTAGCCGCTGCAATGAAGATGAATGAATCGGTTTTGAAGCGCGGAAACACGGGCATTGGCGGTCCTGCAAAGTTGGCGGGAATGGCAGGAGTAGAGCCGACGGGAGTTGCGCGGGCTTTAGTTCCACAAATCAATCCTATAACTCGTATGGTAGGATAACAAGGGGGAATTATGGACGGTCGGGAATTTGAAATATTGGGAACTCCTCTGAAAGAAATAGAAATCGGAGCGACGGGTTTAAGAGAAATTGCGCAGAATGTTAAAATGATAATTACAACTTGGCGCGGAGAGGTGTTTTTAGACAGGAATTTTGGCTTAGATGCGCGAGTGATAGATTTACCGATAAATTTACTTCACGCAAATATCGCAACGGATATAACGCAGCAGATAGAGCAATACGAGCCAAGAGTTGAAGTAACGAGCGTAACGTTGACGGAATCGGACGCGGGCGACGGAAAAATGATTCCGTTGGTTATGATAAGAATAAAAGACGGTGTCTTATTATAAAGAAAGAGTTTTTAACCGGGCTTTAAGCCCAAAAATAAGGAGGTTTAATATGAGTGCAACACAAACATTAGGCGTTACCAAAATAGGTGAAACGCAATTGTTGCAAATTTTCGCGAGCGATTATCCGAGAGCGGGAACGGGTGTAACGGTAAGTGCCGACCAAAATTTGAAGTTGGGAAGCGTTTTAACAAACAACGCGGACGGAACAGTTTCGCTAATTACGGCAGGAAAACCCGTATATGCTATTTTAGCGGAAGATTTGAAAGTGGGAGAAGTCGGTGCGGCGTGGATTACAGGTAAATTCCTCGCAAGAGCATTGACGGTTGGCGAGGGTAATGTGGAAGACTTTGTTTCAGAGGCAAGGTTAAACGGTATTTTAATTTCGGACGATACAAATTTTGCGCCCGCTCCAAGTGGCGATTTGACAAATATGCAGCACGCTTGGGAAGTCGGTGTAGAAATCGATTTAGGCGACGGAACTTTTGGAATGCGTTTTGTTGGGAATTTGCCCAATACTGCCGACCCGCAATTTATAAATTTGGCAGCTGTTTCGACAGGGGTAGATATAGGATTCCGTCTTGTTTCAACAGGTGGTTGGGTAGCAGTTATGTCCAGTAGCCCGGGTGGCGGCGGAACAAACTATAATTGCGTGTCAAGCGGAATAGTCGCTTCTATATCCGTTGGGTTTGGTATGGGGATAAATAATATTTCAATGAGATTAGAAGCATTACCATCTACACCGCCGGCGACATCAAGTTATCGCAATTACGATGTTTGGGTGCGTTACACGAAAGGCGTGTAAGAGGTTGGAGTGAATTAAAGCCACTTAGCGGTGGATAAAAGGCTCGGTGTGTTATTAGTTATTCGCCATAGACAATAACACATCGGGCTACTTAAATAAACATTTTAAGATTGGGGGAATGATTGGCAGTTGTAAATACAGATTTGAACGCGCTTAGATTTAATAATTTGCCTGAAGTTTTATACGCGCAAGTCGATACGGCAGAAGTCGAGGCTTCGATAATTACAATATACGAGGGAATAATGAACACGACATTATTCCCCGGAGACCCTGTCCGCTTATTTCTGTCAACGCTTGCTGCGGTCATAGCCCAACAAAATGCGGTTTTAGACTGGACGGGAAAGCAAAACCTACTCCGATATGCGACAGGCGCTTATTTAGAGCATTTGGGCGCTTGGCTTGACGTTTTCAGAATGGAAGCCTCGCCTGCGAAAACTGTGTTAAAATTTAGCATAAACGAGCCGAGAACGCAAGCGACAGTTATTCCGCAAGGAACACGCTTAACCGTTGACGGCAGGCTTTTCTTTGAAACCGATGTTCTTATTATGATTTCTCCCGGTAGTTTATCCGCGGAAGTATCGGCAACGTGTCTAACTGCGGGAATTATCGGGAATGGATTCATTCCGGGACAAATCAATAATATTGTTGACCCCATACCGTTTGTGACAGAAGCCGAAAACACAAAAACATCGGAGGGCGGCTCCGAAATCGAAGACGACGAACGCCTACGGAATAGAATAAGAATTTCCCCCGAAAGTTTCACGACTGCAGGCGCTACTTTGGCGTATGTATATTGGGCGTTATCCGCGCACGGAAACATCGGCGACGTAAGTGTTGAGGGACCGGCAGAACGCGAAGAACGCGGAGAGGTAGATTTACGCCTTGGCGAAGTCGATATATTCGTAATGTTGCTTGGCGGGGAAGTTCCCGAAGTCGATAGTGACGAAGTAAAAGCCGTAAAATTTACATTCGGAGTAAAATTCGACGGATACGATACTTACAACGGCGAACATCTTCCGAATTGGCGTAAAATTCGCCCATTGACGGATTTTGTTCACGTTCACCCGATTATTGCTGTCGATAGAAATTACATTGTAAAATGGTTTATTACAGATGCGCAGGCTGTATTATTTAACGAAATAAACGAGAGAATACAAGCCGCAGTTGCTGAATATGAGGTTTGGCAGAAAGCAAGAGCGGGAAGAGATATAAACCCCGACCGATTGATTGAATTGTGCAGAGGCGCAGGAGCAAAGCGGGTTGAAATAATTGATATTACCGACCCGAACGACGAAAAACCGTTTGCGTTTTTCCCTCTTGATTTAAGGCAAGTGGTGAGGTTTATAAAAAATGACGATAGAATACAATTCGGCGGAATTGAACGGGATTAGCGTATGAAGTTAGACAATTTCAAATTTGCGGATTTGCTTCCGACAAGCATTAAAGACGACCTGAAATTTCAGGCGGCTTCTGAATGCTTGGATAATCTCTTTGTAAAGACAAATGACAGAGCGAGGGAATTGCTCATATATTCCCGCTTAGAGGAATTAGACGAAAATACGTTAGACGATTTGGCGTTGCAGTTCAACATTGATTGGTACGAGGGTTACGGGCAAGCGCAAACTTTGGACGAAAAACGCAGGCTTATAGAGATTGCAATTACGCAGAAATGGCATAAAGGAACGCGGTATTCGATGGAGCGTGTTTCTCAGATTATGGGAGTTCCGCTTGAAATAGTAGAGTGGTGGGAAGAAGACGCAAATAGCGATTTAGAGCCGTACGAATTTAATATACATATAGACAAGACGTATGAGGCTGTAAATCCAAAGTTTTATACAGATATTACAATATTGGTTAATGCGTTAAAAAATACTCGGTCGCATTTGCGAAGTTTACAGGTGCTTCTTAACCCACATAAACTTATGTATATCGGCGCGATTACAATAGGAATGAGCAGTGGAAAAGTCTTACCGAAATTGAATTTTGACGATGTAGAAATACGCAAAAGAATGTATCTCGGAGCGGTAACATACGGATTTACAAGCGCAACAGTGCTGCCTGAATTTTTAGTATTCGTTTCCGATTACGAGGGTGTTGAATATGAATTAAAAATAGCATTTATCTTTGAATCGGAATTTGAGGAGGTTGAATATGAGATACCTGAAACTATGGAACAGGAGGTTTATATGAGATTTAAGGCAGGACAGCCAATTAGTTTGGAGCCGGGAAATTATAAAGTAAGGGCGATAGGCTCAGCGGATTTTCCACCGCAGGACGGCAGATTTGACAATGATATTTGGCAGGATGTGGAAATAACAAGTGATAAACGGCGGTATTTGGTAAATCCAGTTGTGAGACCGTTGCCGGGAAGTATTTGGGAAAATGTAGATTTTATCAACCCAAGTTCGTTTGTTGCTTATGGAAACGGCGTGTGGTTAGTTACAAATACAGGATTCCGTACTACTATTAGTCGTTCCGCAGACGATGGATTAACTTGGGAAATAATAGACACAGGTGGTGCTTTATCATATTTAGTGTATGAAAATGGTTATTGGAGAGGTGTTATATCTAATACAGTGGATAGGTTTAGGTCAGATGATGATGGAATAACTTGGACACAGGTGTCTGGATTAAGTTCAAATAGAGACGTGATTGGCGGAAACGGAGTGCGTATCCTACCAGATACGGCTTTTTCGTGGGGGCAAATTTTTCGCACAGATGATAATTGGGCAAATCATCAAACTATATCTTTGCCGTCCATAGGAGCAATTAGGGCAGTCGCTTATGGAAATGGTGTGTGGTTAGCACTTGGTTCAAACTCTACGAGTACAATTTACCGTTCCGAAGACGATGGATTAACTTGGGAAATAATAGACACAGAACTTACAGGAAGTTGGAGGTCTATTGCTTATGGAGATGGTGCGTGGATAATGTTGAGTGCTTCTGGCGTTCAGTCTGCACGTTCAATGGACGATGGGTTAACTTGGACACCAATTAGCAGCATAACCAATAATGGAGTATCTATTGCTTATGGAAATGGCACATGGGTAGTAGTGATACAAAACAACCGATATGGAAGACGTTCTAATAGTTAAACAAATAAGAAAATAAAAAGGAGGTCATTTAATGGCAGACACACAACTTTACAAGGCGATATTTACGCCTTTGGGAAAAGAAATCGTTCTCAATGCCTATTCAGGCGGGGAATCGGTTAAAATTAAGTATATGGGAATAGGCAGAGGGGACACAACGACAAACCCCGAGGGCGAGGCTTATATTCCGGAATTCGGGCAGACAGACCTTAAAAGCGAATGGCTACAAATTGAGGTATCCGATTTATTCATAGACCCTGATAATCGGGCTTGGCTAATTGCAGAGGGTCGCATCCCCGAAGATAAAGGGGGTGCTTGGGTGCGCGAGATTTCGCTCAAAGACGAACAAGGGCGCGTTCTCATTGTTTCAAGTTATCCTCAACAATGGAAGTCGGTTTTGGGGGAAGGAGCGGCTTCGGTTTTTGTTGTCCGCGTAACAATGGAAGTTTCAGACACCGAAGTTTTTGAACTTACCATTGACCAAACAATGGCGCTGGCAACAGTTGACCAACTTAACCGCCACATCGCGCAAACAGGTGCGGACGGAGTTCACAACTCTTCGGTTGCGCCTACACCTAATACTATTGTCGTTCGCGGAAGCACCGGCAACGTAAAAACAGGCACTCCAAGCGACCCGGACGACGCTGCCACACAAAAGCAAATCGAAGACGTTGTATCATTGATAGAACAGGCAGGCGATTCGGG